ATCCTTCGATAAGTTCTGGGTTAGCAATTATGGCTTGCAATAAAAACAAGTACAGACCAGTACAAGATAGACAAATTACTCCAATACAATTAGGTATGAAGACATATGATAATAGCGGATATATTTCAAAAATAATAAAATAAATGAAGGTTTTTACAAATAGCAATAGTTCTTTTCCTGATCAGGTAGTACCTGATTTTGAAAAAGCTACGTGGGAATATGGATTACAAGTCGGTCGAGCAATTGAAGGAGAGTGGTTTTGGGCTGGAAGAGGTAGAGATAGATTTCACCAAAATTTCCAAAATTTTCACAATCTTAGATTATACGCTAGAGGTGAACAATCAATTCAAAAATATAAAGATGAACTAGCAATTGATGGGGATTTATCTTATTTAAACCTAGATTGGAAACCTGTACCTATTATTCCTAAATTTGTAGATATAGTTGTCAATGGAATAAATGATAGACATTTTGATATAAACGCTTTTGCTCAAGATCCTGTATGTTCTAGACAAAGAACTGAATATGCCACCGGTTTATTAACGGATATAAATGCTAAAGATTTCTTAACCAGTGTAGAGCAAACGTTAGGAGTTAATGCATTTAACTCCGCAGATAGAGACAGTGCTCCTCAAGATCAAGAAGAACTTGCGGTTCATTTACAAATGGACTTTAAACAATCTGTTGAAGTTGCTGAAGAAGAAGTTATTAGTCAAGTTTTAGAAAAGAATAAATACGATTTAACAAGAGCTAGAGTTAATAAAGATTTAGTAGAGATAGGAATAGGAGCTGCTAAGACCACTTGGAATCAATCAGAAGGAGTGGTAGTTGATTATGTAGATCCTGCAACATTAGTATGGTCATATACTGAAGATCCTAACTTTGAAGATATATGGTATGTAGGAGAAGTTAAAGGAATGAGTTTAGCAGATGTTAAAAAACAATTTCCTCAACTTACTGCCGCAGAACTAGAAGAAATAGAAAGATATCCTGGTAATCAAAACTATTTACGTAATTGGAATGGTAGACAAGATGACAATATAATTCAAGTTTTATTTTTCGAATATAAAACTTATACTAATCAAGTCTTCAAAATAAAAGAAAATGATTATGGGTTAGAGAAAGTGTTAGAAAAAACTGATGCTTTTAATCCACCAGAAAATGAATTAGGATATGGTAAATTATCTAGAGCTATAGAAGTATTATATTCAGGAGCTAAAATCTTAGGACATCCTCAAATGTTGAAATGGGAAATGGCAGAAAATATGACACGTCCTGTTGCAGATACAGTAAAAGTGAATATGAATTATGCTATTTGTGCTCCAAGAATGTATAAAGGTAGAATAAATTCTTTAGTAAATAGAGTTACTGGATTTGCAGACATGATCCAACTCACTCATCTTAAATTACAACAAGTTTTATCACGTATGGTTCCTGATGGTGTGTATTTAGATGTAGATGGTTTAGCAGAAGTTGATTTAGGTAATGGTACAAATTATAATCCACGAGAAGCTTTAAACATGTACTTCCAAACAGGATCTGTAGTTGGTAGATCATTAACGCAAGATGGAGATCCAAATAGAGGTAAAGTTCCTATACAAGAATTACAATCGTCTGCTGGACAAGCTAAAATACAATCATTGATATCTACATATCAATATTATCTCCAAATGATCAGAGATGTTACGGGATTAAACGAGGCACGAGATGGTAGTATGCCAGATAAAGATTCGTTAGTAGGATTACAAAAATTAGCAGCAGCAAATTCTAATACGGCAACTCGCCATATATTAGACGCTAGTTTGTATATAACATTACGAATGTGTGAAAATATATCTATGAGAGTAGCTGATTCTTTAATGTATCCTACAACTAGAGCAGCTTTAGAAAATAGTATATCTCAATATAATGTAGGAACCTTAGATGAGTTAGCAGAATTAAATATACATGATTTTGGTATATTTATAAATTTAGAACCAGACGAAGAAGAGAAAGCTCAATTAGAGCAAAACATTCAAATAGCGTTAAAAGAGAATCAAATATACTTAGAAGATGCTATTGATATTAGAGAAGTTAAAAACCTTACATTAGCTAATCAGTTTTTAAAGTATAGAAGAAGAAAGAAAGCTGAGCAAGATCAAAAGCAGCAAAAAGAAATGATTGAAGCTCAAGCTCAAGCTAATGCAAAAGCAGCAGAGCAAGCCGCAATGGCAGAGGTTCAAAAACAACAAGCATTAGCTGAAACAGAAGCACAATTGAAAAAGGTTGAAATGGAATTGCAAATACAGAAAATGCAAGTTCAATTAAATCATGATATGCAAATGGCTCAACAGCAATTTCAATATGACATACAACTAAAAGGTATGGATGATGCAAAAGATGCTGCAAGAGAACAAGAGATTGAAAAAAGAAAAGATCAAAGAACAAGAATACAAGGAACACAACAAAGTCAAATGATAGCACAAAGAACTAATGATAGTGCACCAATTGATTTTGAAGTAGGAGGAGGACCAGGTCAAATGGGATTTTCACCAGATGACTTTATGCCAACTTAATTATTAATTATTATATTATATTATGTCAGAAGAAACAGTAGAAAAGCAAGTACCTCAAGAAGGTGAATTTAAAATGAAAAAGAAACGTGGTAGACCACGAAAGCTTGCAAACAAAAAAGATGATGCTATAAAAGTAGAATTAAATAAAAAAGAAGAAGATGCCGTTCAAGAGCCAATCACAGAGAATAGCGTGCAGAGCACAGGAGAGGAAAGCAAAGAAGAAAGGAAAGAAGCCGAAGTGGAATTGCAACCTGTGGGAGAGACACACTCCGAAGAACAAACCTCTTCCGATGAGGTTAAAGAAGAAGAAAAAATAGTTGAAGAAATTATAGAAACACCTGTAGAAGCTAAGGCTACTACACCAACGCCAGAAGTACAACAAACTAATGTTCCAGAAAATTTGGAAAGCTTAGTTAAGTTCATGAAAGAAACTGGTGGTACTGTAGAAGATTATGTTAATCTAAATAAGGATTATACTGATGTTGATGACAGTAAGGTGTTAAGAGAATATTATTCCAAAACTAAATCCCATTTAGATAGAGAAGAAATAGATTTTCTTTTAGATGATAAATTTTCATGGGATGAAAGTATGGATGATGAACGTACAGTTAAAATGAAAAAACTGGCGTATAAAGAAGAAGTTGCAAATGCTCGTAAATTCTTGGAAGATTCAAAAGGAGATTACTATAAAGAAATCAAGTTGAGATCTAATATAACTCCAGAACAACAAGAAGCTATGAAATTTTGGGACGCGTACAAACAGAACCAAGAAGAAGCAGCGAAGATGCATGGTCATTTTAAAAGTAAAACTGTAGAATTTTTTAAAGGAGATTTTAACGGTTTTAACTTTGATGTAGGGGAAAAATCATTTAGGTATAAACTAAGTAATCCCGAAGACACTGCTAATCGTCAATCTGATTTGCGCTCCGTTTTTAAGAAGTTCTTAAATGACAAAGGAGAAGTAATCGATTATTCCGGTTATCACAAAGCTATCTATGCAGCAAGTAATTCTGATTCCATTGCTAAACATTTTTATGACCAAGGCAAAGCCGATGCGACTAAAGATTTAATGGCAAAATCTAAAAATATAAATGATGGTAAACCTAGGGCAACCTCAGGTGGCGACATGTATATTAATGGATTAAAGGTTAAAGCGATTACTGGTGCTGATGCTTCGAAGTTGAAAATTAAAAAAAGAACATAACTTAAAAATTTAAAATTATGAGTTTAAATCCAGCGTTGGGTCCAAATTTGGAGCCCGCTCAGAAGCGAATGACATTAACTACTAACTATTTGTCTTTTACAGATGGTGATAATGACTTCGCACAACAGTACCTACCAGAGCTTTATGAGCAAGAGGTAGAAAGATATGGTAATAGAACTATTGCCGGATTCTTAAGAATGGTTGGCGCTGAAATGCCAATGACATCTGACCAAGTCGTATGGTCTGAACAAAATAGATTGCATGTTGCTTACGAAACGTGTGAAGTAATAGATGATACTACAATCAGAGTAGCTATTGACCCAGATGTTTCTGCAGCTGGTGGTACAGTAGGTAACAAAGAATGTGCTATCAAAATCAACCAAACCTTAGTGGTTTATGGAAATGGTACTACAGGTGCTGGAATTGGTGAAACAATGAAAGTAATTGTAACTGCTGCTCCTAGCAACTACACAGGTGGTGGTGCTGGTGTAACTAGAGAATGTGACGTAACAGTTGCTCCTTATACTGCTGCTGGCTTAACAGCTGGTTCTGGTGGTGTTTTCTCTGGATCAGGATCTTCTGGTGGTGTTAACTCTGCTGTAGCTGTATTTGTTTACGGTGCAGAATGGGTGAAAGGTTCTAATACAGATGCATTAGCTTCTATCGAACCAGATTTCACACAGTATTCTAACTCTCCTATAATCATAAGAGATAAGTTTGAGATCAATGGATCTGATACTGCTCAAATTGGTTGGGTTGAAGTTTCTACTGAAGATGGAACATCAGGATTTTTATGGTATCTAAAATCTGAATCTGAAACAAGATTAAGATTTGAAGATTACATGGAAATGGCAATGGTTGAAGGTGAACTTGCTACTGCTGGTTCAGCTGTGGCTGGTATTGCTTTATCTAACGCTGCTTTCACAGGTAACAAAGGAACTCAAGGTTTATTTGCTGCTGTAAGAGACAGAGGACATGAGTATCAGAATTTCGCAGGTGCTGGCGGTGGTAATGCTGCTTTAGCTGACTTTGATGAAATTTTAGCTCAGTTAGATTTTGAAGGTGCTATTGAGGAAAACATGATTTTCTGTAATAGATCTTTATCTCTAGCAATGGACAATATGATGGCAAACGTTAATGGATCAGCTCAAGCTGGTGGTGCTAACGGAGCTTCTTATGGTCTATTTGAAAATGATGCTAATATGGCATTGAACTTTGGGTTTGATGGTTTTAGAAGAGGTTCTTATGACTTCTACAAAACTGACTGGAAATATCTTAACGATGCTTCTACTCGAGGTTTAG